CGCGGTATTTAATACCGTGTTTCGCCCAATATTGGTAACGAGGTTCGGCGATTCCCATTCGTCGATCACCTTACCATCACGTTCGAGTTTGAAGATGAATCGCCCCTTGAGACCGATATGTTCGGCCGGCCGGGTAACAACGCCCTCTGCGCTATCGCTCAAATGTAACTGTGAATTCATAGAGACCTCTATCGTATTGTCCGTTGGCGACCAGCCTGGTCAAACTCTGCAATCGCAGATTCAAAAGAGAAGTAAGTATTGTCAACATTATTACCAATTGTTAACGTGAACCATCGACCGCGGAGGCGTTGCCGGAAACATTTCTGACGCCGATCAGTCGGCATATTCACGGAATAGGTGCTGTGTGGCGTGCCTTCGGTTACGCTGAACGCATCCGGTCCCGAATCAATCGTAGCGACCGCGCTCCAAAAGTTCGTGGTAGTCAAATTATAGTAATAATCAACCAAAATTGGCTCGCCGGACCCTGGTGGATTATCGAAGGTAATGGTATTGGTAACGATGGTATATTCGGTCACCGGTCCGTATTCTTCTTCCATCGTATCATAATTAACAACAATGGCTGCTCCATTTGCCGGCGCGGTTCCAAATAGAATGGCGTTATCAACTGGAAAGAAGTAACCAGGATTCGGGGTGATGCTGCCAAGACAATACTGCACCACTATCGCGGCGCCACTTACGGGCGCGGTTCCAAATTGAATAACATCGCCTTCTGCAAGAAAGAATCCCGCGGCCGGAGGGTTGACCGTAGTACGGGGCACTGCGATTGAGTTCACGGTTGCGACCATCGTGGGGTTAAAAGCATCATTACTGAGATTGAAACTGGTGGTTGATCCATCACCCGTGAAATCATCAGTTTGCGTAGTCGCCGGTAGCGCCTGCTGCGGGATACTAATCGCGTTCACCGTTGCAGTCATTGTATCGTTAATAGCGGTATACGATAGATTAAAATCGGTGGTTGACCCGTCGCCGGTGAAATAGTCAGTTGGATCAGGCGCCGGATATATCGTGCGGCCACCCACCGTAACTACTATCGGCCCACCAATCGGTAGTTTAGATAATGTGAAAGTCTCAGTGGTGCCATCACCCGTAAATCCATCCTCATTATTGATGAGGTTCGGCTCTGGTTGATTCGGGCCGAGTTCGCCTAGATCAATCGTTAGGCCGGTAAGGAGTGAAGCGCCGGGGAATGGGCTGATCGGGCCGAGTGTGACGAAGGCGTTGATCGCGGTTCCGTCGTCGTCAAACACAGCGCCATTCGCGGCGCCAATGATGAATCGGCGAATATAACCATCGAACCCACCGAGAAAGATGGCGCGTTGATTCGGATCGTTATTGGCAAGATAGAAGCAAGACGCGGATGGCCCTATGTTCGCCGGAAATTGTTGCGGCCATAATCCACCCTTCCGACTATCATAAATCAACGATAAACCCTGAGTAGCGCCCCCAATCGGCGACACAAGCATATGCAGATAATGCAGGTCGGCATCCCACACCAAACTAATGATCTGCGTACCTGGATTTAGAAACTGGAAGAATTGATTGTATTTCGTCTTCGTCAGATTCTCCGGGGGTCGGTAGAATTCCCAAATCGGGCGCACGGAGAATAATCCGCCTGTGGCGATATAGTACAACGTCCCTTCGGGATCAATCGTCCAAGCATCTTTGCCGACCACGCCCATGTTCTGCGAAATGATTGTGTTTGTACCACCGGCAGCCGGATCGCCTTGATACATGAACATGGAATGTGTACATCCGATTAGGAAATAATCGTCGGTGTACGGAATCAGCGCAGTGATCGGTTCGCCGATGCGCCCACTCTCCGCTGGATCGTCCACGAAAGCCGCGTCCGAATCCAGGGCAGAGAAATTCCAATCATAGGGATTGCTGACCCGACTCGCATACAAGTTCTGCGGATTGGTTGAAGCGTTCAGCATCAGGCGTCCGCGCCAGTTGGCGGCAAGCGTCGGCGTCACCGGCGCCGTGCCGGTCTGCACGACGTAAGGAATCACAATTTGGTTGACTAGATCAACGTCAATGATTCCGTTTACGCCATCCACGATGTAGGCGTGCATGTTTATAATGGCAATGCTAACCTGAGTATTACCCGTCGCCAATGGCGGTCCGGCCTCTTGACCGCCGGCCTTTACAATCTGCGGAAACGGCGATGTGACTCCAAGCCAGACATATCCCTCGCATACGGCCACAAGGACTGTGCTATATAAAACTGGCGAAGCTGTAGATACCGTGGCGATCATTACCCTAGACTCATTGCGGCGGTTTGCCCGCTAATCAACTGCCCTACAATTGCGACCGTTACTGGCGAAGGCGTTGCATATGATCCGATCATCAACGGATTAGTGCCGTGGATATCATTTTGGAAACTACCACCGCTTGATAAACTTCCACTCCATGTACTTGCGGAGGGGGTAGACGCGATAACGAAACTAAGAGTCACTGAAAATTGTTTTCCCTGATAATCACTACTGCCCACGCCTCCGGGTGTAACAGTCGGCCAACTATCTGCCGGTATGGCGTTGTTTAATTCAATCTGATACGATGGCGCGCTATTCGAAACTGGATTCCAAGGCGTAAGTACGGTGAAGAATCCACTACCGCCATTTCCGCTTGAATTTGCCGGGATGGTAATATTAAATGAAATCGTGTAATTATATGATCCCGCAGTTGGTCGGGCAGTAAGTAATGGCGCGAATGTAACTGTACGAGGGGTTGTACTGGCAAATGAAAAAGTCCCGTTGCCGTCTGGCGCCACATTCGGCACCATTGGTATGCCCGCCAGATTGACAAGATTTGCGGCAACCATTCCTTGTATTGGGGTTGTTCCGAGTTGCGTGTCATACTTCTTCGTGATGCCAAACCGCTCGGCAACGCGCTCGCGCCCATAGATGTCATAGGGCAGCACGTTAAGTGCATCCCAGCATGTGGGCGGCTGGGCGCCTTCCGGGCCTTGGCCCCCCATTGGCTGTTGCTCACGAGCCACCGATTGCACAACGCCCCCGGTGGGGGACACAAGCGGTACCTGTTTCGTCTGCGGGATTTTCGCTGGATGCGGCATATAAAGAAGGCCGGCGCCTCACGAAAAGACGCCGGCCCCAGGAGGACAACACGACCGGACTTTACCGAAGCGGGTTGCCATCTTCGGCGAGGGTGCCATCATCGCCCGTGGTATCGGTATCGTTGTAACTGACGATGGTGGAATCGTAGTGATATTCAAGCGAAGCAATACGCCCGACACCCGTTGTCGTCCCGGCATAGGCGACTTCGACCGCAATCACATTGTCGCGCAGCAATCCATTGCCGCTCAAATTGATCTCAACGACCTGATACGTTGTGCTGAGGGCGGCGTTTGCCGTATTAAACGGAAGGGTCGCCGTCACCGCGGAACCCGCGGAATTTGCCGCGGTCTTTCCTGGAAGCAAGATCGTCGGTGTCCCGGTAAGCGTGATGCCGGAATCGGCATTCGCCAGAGCAACCAGGACGCGAATAATGAAGTGATCGCTTGCCTCGTCATAATCACGCGGGATAGGGATAGAGAGGATGGCGGCGTTTGTGTCGCTAGCAGTCGTCACAAGTTCGGGTACGCCATTGACTGTGATAATAGTCGTGCCGCTTATTAGCGTGACATCACCAAAGCCAATATATTTATCAACCTGGATTCCGCCATCCGCGGCTGACGCGGTACCGGTAACGGTGTTAACGCCCGAACCAGAATACTCATTTGAGGCGCCATTGTCACCTGTAACAAGTTGCTTAATCATGTACAGGAAATTATTCGGGGAGAAGTGCATAGCGGAATCCTTAAATTACGATGTTCCAAACACTGGTACGGTCGGGCGTTGGTACCAATAATCACGGAAGGCCCGGATCGCCGGGGTCTTGCTTGTAGCCGCGGTCGGGTTGCCAAAATACCCCAGGCACTTCGGCACGGCGCGACCGTCTACCAATTTACTTTGCGGGAGGGCGGTGGTCTTGTAATAAGTCCAATCCGGCCCATCCATTGAATCATCAACTTCTTTTTCGCACAGCGCGTAGCACGCGGCCTTGATTGCCTCATCGTGCCCGAAGGGCGCTGGCGGCGTGTCGTACAAATTCACCAGATCATTGAAGTGCAGCGTATACGGAAATATCACCGATAGGAATTCACTGCTAATCCGCCATGTCATCAATTCCCAGCGTTGCCGCGGTGGGATATATCCAATGAAGGAATATGTCGGTGTCGGGATCAACCGAACCGCCGCCTCATATGGCGTGCCGGATTCAATGTTATAGTTTTGCCGACGCTGCCGGATCGAGAACTCATCAATCCACCGCAGAATCATCCCGCGGTTGGTATTGGCGATGAACGAAATCGGGCCGGTGTATTGCCCCCCGAAGTCGGCCGGTAAAGTATAATCGCCGGTCGCCACCATGCCGAAGCCAATGGCGTAATTACTCGACGTGTTCAACTGCCCAAATTGCTGGATCAGTGCGGGAATCTGCTCGGTCGTAACCACCGTGCCGGCTGGAAATGCGCCGCCCGGCACTTGAGGGGTTTGTGTCGGCACCACACTGGCTGGCGTGGCAATGACGTTCACCGTGTACGGGCCGAGGTATTGAACGATGGTGAATTGAGTCCCAAGTTGGGAAGATAGCGGAAACTCATCGACGGTCAAATTTAGGCCCGGTGTATTCGCGGGCGGGTTCCCGCCAATCCAGATCGGCCGAAGTTCCATCGACGCAAGAAAGGTCGGCGCCACATAGGGTACTTGCCCCAATGGCGGTGGCGGTGGAGGGGGAGGCGGACTGGTAAGGGTAAGGGTAGTGAGACCGGCGAACGGACCCGTGGAATTGTAAACCGCTGATACATTCGTCGCGTTTGTGGGATCGAACGCAATCTGAGGCCAGAGGTCTACCTGTGCAATTCGGTTCAGCCATTTCCACCCATTCGGTTCAGGACCATCATTGATGAACATCCGAATCGCGTCGTTAACAATGTCCTGGCAAAGCGCGAGATCAGCCGGATCATTAGGGACGCTCGGCACGCCCGTACCGTCAGCGCCGTAATATGCGAGTCCCAACTTCTTCGATACCTTTATCAGCAAATCCTCATTCATCAGAGCCGAGGTCGGCTCCGTGATCGGGAAGTTCGGATAATTAGAGGTTATCTGGGACATTTATAAAAGAAGGGAGTTGGGTATGCACATCGCTATAAAACCCAGGGTTAGCGGTTGCTCTACCCAACTCCCTTGGAAGGGAAAGAGAAAAATGCATTTAGTTGATCTTCGCCGCCGTGCGGAAGAAATCAATATCGAGAACGGGCGCCGCCGTGGTTGCAGTCGTCATCGACACAATGCCGCCATAATCGCTGGTCTGATCCCAAGTGCTATCGACCACATACTTCGCCACCTGATAACCATTGACAAACCAACGCGCCGTATAGGTGTCAAAGTTCACGCCAAGTTTGACGAATCCCGCCGAGCCGGTGTTAATCCCAGTCTGACCGGTTGTGCCCGTCACGACCAGAAGTCCGGGAGGAGTCGGGGGTGTATAGAATGGGTTGCCCGGATCGGGATTGTTGGCGTTGGCCGTCAGAACATTAAGCAGCACGGTATTGAGTGTGCCCTTGCTGTTGCCGTAACTTGGTATGGTCGTCGAGACGTTCGGCGCAACTGCGGTGCCTTGATTGAGGTACACGGCATCAAAGTTGGCCGGCAGATCACCATGCAGCCAGAATCCAAAGCAGCTTGTTGCCGCCTGGGCGCCAAGACTATTACTGGCGCGTGTGGCCGAGGCCGCGGCGACAATGCCGCCGTTTATGGCGGTCGTGGTCGGCACAAGGCCTTGCGTGTTAGCCACGCCCACGAAAATACCCTTGGCAGTTGTCACATCGCTAACGGCCAGGGATGCCTCGAACCAAATTCGACCCGTGCCACCGGAGGCGATGGGGCCGAGAGGCCGGGTGTAAATCTGCGTGAACGCTTGGGCGGTGCCGGCGACAGTCGCCGACAGAACGTGGTCAAACGTACCAGCCTGAACGAAACTCTGCGTCAGACCGCCGAGACCAGGGGTACCGGAGTTAGGAAGACCCGGCAAACTTGCAACATCGTAAAAATGCTGCGTTTGAAAATAACCGTTACCTTCGTCCTGTAACTCGTAGGCGAGGCAGTCCGCCCACACGCCGTCCGAAGGGGACTGCGGCAGATTGGGGTTCGTCTGCGCATATCGTGCAATTCCATAAGCCATATCAAAATCCTCAAATCAGAGTAGAAGTCAAGAACGCCATAACTCCTATGGCTTAGGTGGTCGGGATTACGTTGTGAAGGACAAAACCCGCCGTGCGCCGGTTCGTCACAAGGTTATTGTGCGAGCCATCAAGGAACACGGTGAAGGTCGTGTGCTGGCCGCGGTCAACCATCGGTTTGCTTTCCTCCATCCAGTACCCTTCCTGAACGATGGGTTGGAACTTGGACCAGTCAATGCAGTAGATCGGGTTCGGTGTGAATGCCTCACCACCGCCGGCCGTGACCGTGAAACCGTCAAGTTGCGGAATATACACAACGGGCATCTTGTTGAAATAAACGCAACCCTCAAAATTGTGCAGCATCTTGCCAGCCAAATCCTCCGGCTGGTTATCATCATCACGCTTATCGGCCAAATCTTCAAGTTCCGTCACCATATCGTCGGCGGCATAGAGCTTGATTTTCTTGCCAACGGCATCATCACCGGGGGTCTTGACGAACGGAGCGGGCTTAAAGCGCGTGCGGCGCACGGCGCTGCGAAGTTTCCGAAGCAGCGCGTTGTCAACGCGATTGTATACATCGGCGTAATTCGCCCACTTTGGTTCGGCGCTGGCATCAATGCCGGCGCAGACCGTACCGGTCGTACCATTCTGATAACGGATGGTCGTGGCGTTGAATCCGCCGACCGTGGCGCCATTGGCCAGGAAGTTGATATAATACGGCACACCATACGGATACAGTGTGTCGGTGGAACTTGTCGGCGTCATCCAGCCGCGTTCCTCGATCAGTTCGGCCAAATCCCACATGCGCTCCACGCGCCGGGATTCAAGCAAGTTGATGAACCCCTTCGAGGAGTTCTTATTGCGAAGGATTTCGACCACATCCCAGGAATAATCGGTCCCGATCTGGGTCCAGGGCACGTTGATAACAAATTGGCTCTGGTCAACGGTAGGCTGGTCAGTATCGTACAGCCGTCGATAGCGCGCGCGACCATGACGGTCAAGAATTGCGTTGCGCTGGATTGAAGTGCCGCCATCGACTTCTCGGCGGGATTCCTCGTAAATCTGGCAGAATTCGTAGTGTTGGCTGTCCCACATCACTTCAAACTGCCCTTTGGGCAGGTCTCGGAGAGTGGTCGCCAGAAGATCAGCTAATTGACTTGCATCGACGCCCATGAGAGGTTCCTTGAATCGTTAAGACGTAAACACTCGCTTCATCCTTGAGGCGACGTTCTTTTCGAGTTCGTCCCGGTTCTTCGCCGGTTTTTCTCCGCCAGGGTTCGCGCCCCGGCCGGATGGTTTTACGGAAAG